AGGAGAAATAACATGGCATTAACATCACCAGGCGTAGAAGTTTCCGTAATTGACGAGAGTTTTTACACCCCAGCAGCAGCTGGCACGGTACCAATGATTTTTGTTGCTACTGCAAGCAATAAGAAAAGTAGTTCAGGTACAGGCACAGCAGCAGGAACACTTAAAACAAACGCTGGTATACCTTACTTAATCACCAGTCAAAGAGAGCTTGGTGACTTATTTGGCGATCCGAAATTTTATTCCGACGCAAGCGGAAATATGATACACGGCGGCGAATTAAACGAATATGGTTTACAAACAGCATACTCTTTATTAGGAGTAACAAATAGAGCTTACGTAGTAAGAGCAGATTTAGATTTATCAAAACTAGAAGCTAGTGCAACAGCACCAGGTGGAGCACCAGCAGATGGAGCATATTGGTTTGACACGCTTAATACTAAATTTGGTATTTTAGAATGGAACGGAGCAGCAGTTACAGTAACTGGTGGACAAAGCTTTTCATCTAAAACACCAACAGTGCTTACATTAACTACACAAGTTGATAGCGGAGCACCAAAAGCAGCAATTGGAGCAATCGGCGACTATGCAATTACTTCAACTACAACAACTAACAGATTTTGGTATAAAACACCAGGGTATACTAGTGCAGCAGGAGCGGCAGGAACATGGGTTGAAGTTGGATCAACAGCATGGAAGGCAAGCTGGGCAGTTGTAAAAGGAACTGTAGCAAACGGAACTTATGTCAATGGTAATACTATTGTTATTAATGGTTCAACAGTTACATTAAATGGTACAACAGTAGCTAGCTTAGTTGGTGATATTAACACAGCAGCAATTAGCGGTATTAGTGCAGCGGCAGTAGACGGAACACTTGAAATTTACTCAACAGGCGCAGATGTTGTAATTGCTAACGGCACAGGAACAATTCTTACAGTAGCAGGCATAACAGCAGCAACTTATGAAGCACCAAAACTTACTATTGCACCGCATACTAGTGTACCTGAATATAAAAGCACAGATACAGAACCAGCACCAACAGGAAGTCTTTGGATTAAAACAACTACTCCAAACGGTGGTGCAAATTACAAAGTTAAAAAGTATTCAAGTGCTACACAACTTTGGCAAACAGTAACAGCACCAGTTTATAATACAGGTCAAGCAGCAATTTTTGCACTTGATAAAACAGGTGGCGGCGCAGGTATTGGATTAGGTTCAATTTATGTTAACAGTAATGTTGAAGAAGTTAGCCCAATTATTGCTAATAGTAAAATTTATTCTAGAGCAGCAACAGGCGCAACAACAATTACAGGTACTAAGGTTACAACTAACTTAACAGCTGATACATATGCATTTACTTTACAAGAGTCAAAGGCAGCTACATTAGCATTAGATAGTGCAAAAACTATTTCAGTAACTACTACTGGTGCAGCAAGTGATGCAGATTTAGTAGCTGCACAAATTAATGCTGCTGGTTTTACAAACGTAACAGCATTAGTTAACGCTAATAACCAAGTTATTATTTCGCACAAACTAGGCGGTGAAATGCGTATTAAAGATACTAATGGACTATTAGCACTAGCTGGTTTTACTGTGTTTAACTTTGCTAATTCAACAGGAACTTCTAACTTGTATACTGCACCAACAGGTGATACTGCAAGTGATTTTGTTGCTTCAAACTGGAGAGAACTAACTTACACAGCAAGTGCAACAGCACCAACTAGCTTAACAGCAGATGGTACATTATGGTATAGTTCAATTGTAGACGAAGTAGACATGATGATCCACAATGGTACTACATGGGTAGGCTATCATAATTATAGTGGAGCATATGCTAACTGTGATCCAGCTGGACCAATTGTAGCAGCAACTGAGCCAACATTACAATCAGACTTAACTGCATTAGTTGACGGCGATCTTTGGATTAGCACAGCTAGTGTTGAAGAGTATCCAGGAATTTACAGATGGAATGGTACACTAAGTAAGTGGGTATTGCTTGATAAAGCAGATCAAACTACAGAGAATGGTGTATTATTTGGAGATGCAAGATGGGGAACATCCGGAGGCACAACTACAGAAGCACCAACAGGTAATATTGTTGACTTGCTAACTAGTAACTTCTTGGATCCAGATGCACCAGATCCAGCACTATTTCCAAAAGGTATGCTGTTATGGAACTTACGTAGAAGCGGATTTAATGTTAAGTGTTATAAACGTAATAATATTACAACAACTGCACTTAATGTTAGAATGTCAGATGCGTCAATGACAAACTATTATCCACATCGTTGGGTAACTGATTCAGGAAACGCAGAAGATGGTTCAGGAACATTTGGGCGTCATGCACAACGTAAGTCAGTTGTACAAGCATTACAAGCAATGGTCAATAGCAACCAAGATATACGTGACGAAGAATCACGTCAGTTTAACTTAATGGCAACACCAGGTTATCCTGAGCTAATTGGTGAAATGATTACACTTAATACTGACAGACGCTTAACGGCATTTGTTGTAGGTGACACACCAGCAAGACTAACACCAGATGCTACTTCACTTAATAACTGGGGAGCAAATGTTAAAGTTGCACTAGAAGACAACGACAATGGTGCAGTTAGTTTTGATGAGTATATGGGTATGTATTATCCATGGGGCTTCTCAAGTGATAACGCAGGTAACAATGTTGTTGTTCCTCCAAGTCATATGGCACTACGCACAATGGTACTAAACGACCAAGTGGCGTTCCCCTGGTTTGCTCCAGCAGGAACAAGACGAGGCGGAGTATCAAATGCAACAGCAAGTGGTTATATTACTAGCGAAGGCGAGTTTAAATCAGTTGCACTAAACACTGGACAACGTGATACACTTTACACAAATAAAATTAATCCGATTACGTTTATGAGCGGAGCAGGACTAGTTGTATTTGGACAAAAAACTCGTGCTAAAAATGCAAGTGCATTAGACAGAGTAAACGTAGCAAGACTAGTTGTATACTTACGTGGACAGCTAGAGTTGTTAGCTAAACCTTACTTGTTTGAACCAAATGATAAGATCACACGTGATCAAATTAAGGCGGCAGCAGACCAGTTAATGTTAGAGCTAGTAAGTCTTAGAGCACTTTATGACTTTGTTACAGTGTGTGACGAATCAAATAACACACCAGCAAGGATTGATAAAAATGAGTTGTACTTAGATATAGCTATTGAACCAGTCAAAGCAATTGAATTTATTTACATACCGCTTAGACTTAAAAACACAGGTGAGATTGCACAATTAGGATAATATACGTAGTTAATGAGGGGTAAGAAATTACCCCTCAATAACGTATAAATAATAATGTATTAGGAGAATAGACAAGATGCCAATCACAACACTACAGAATATTTCGATACCCACAGAAGGTGCGAATTCTAACTCGTCATTATTAATGCCTAAGTTACAATATCGCTTTAGGGTATTTTTAGATAACTTTGGCACTACTGGCGGACCAGATGGTGTTAGAGAAATTTCAAGACAAGTACAAGATGTTACACGACCAAACGTTAGCTTTGAGCAAATGACTCTTGATGCTTATAACTCAAGAACTTACCTAGCAGGTAAACATACTTGGGAACCAGTTACACTCACACTACGTGAAGATGCTAACAACAATGTACAAAAAATTATCGGGCAGCAGTTACAAAGACAGTTTGATTTCTTTGAACAGTCTAGTGCAGTATCTAGTGGTACTTATAAGTTCCAAACTAGAATTGAAATACTAGATGGTGGTAACGGTGCTAATGGAGCAAACGTAATTGATAGATTCCATTTAATTGGTTGCTATATTGAATCAGCAAACTATAACACACTAGCATATGCAACTAACGAAGCTGTAACTACTACAATTAGTATTCGTTATGATAATGCTATACAGTTTGGTGCAGACGAAGATGTTAATGGTGTTGGTGAAACTACTACCAGAGCATTGAACGCAGCATCAGGCGGCACTCAAGTTACGTAAGATAAAACTTAACTGATTGGCTATACAAAGC